AAGGGTAAGACAGATGAAGAAAAGGTAGAAAACCTAATCAAGATGATTGACGAGCTAAAGGAAAGAGTTGGCATTAAGAAGACAATCAAGGATTACGGCGTTGAGGAAGATAAGTTCCTAGAAACACTAGACAGTATGTGTGAAGATGCATTCGATGACCAGTGTACAGGTGCTAACCCAAGATACCCATTAATCTCAGAAATTAAGGAAATGTATCTAAAGGCTTACTATGGTGAATAATTTAAGATTTTAATTATCGCTGATTAAAACTTAGTTAACCAAGTAAACAACAAATAAATGTGCAAACTAAAGTAAAACTGATAATAGTTCTATTTTGTGTGTCTTTAATAGAATAATATTGTTGTCAGTTAGCTTTAGTTTTGTACTTGAATATGATGCAAATTTAAATGTATTGTCCCTAGAGTATGTAATTGTAGATTGATTTTCAGATAATTTTTTCGGATGCCTGTGTTAATCTTATTAAAATTATATTAGTCCTAGAAAATATATTTTAAATTTTGCAAAAAATATTGGTTTCCGTAAACAAATAAATAAAAAGTCTAAAAGAAGAACAATCTCAGCAAATAAAGTATTCAATTAGATTTATGAAATACAAAGCCCCTCACAACTGTGAGGGGTTATTTGTATATATAATCATTTTCTGTTTTTCTTTAAACAGTTTTTGTCAAATTCAGGGTTAAAGGCATAGAAGTTTTTACAGTCAAGTCGGTCAGTTAGTATTCGTAGGTTTTCACCAAATCGCTGATAGTGTACAACCTCTCTTTCTCGTAAGAACCTAATCGGGTCAATAACATCCGGGTCATCACAAAATCTTAGTATGTTGTCATATGTTGACCTAGCCTTTTGCTCTGCTGCCATATCTTCATGCAAGTCGGTTATTGCGTCACCTTTTACTTGCATTGACGCTGTTGTATATGGTGTACCATTTGCGTCACAAGGATAAACACCGGTTGTATGGTCAACAAAATAAGCATCAAATCCAGCATCCTTTAATTGGTCTTCTGTTAAGTCTTTAGTTAGCTGATAAACAATAGTGCCTATCATTTCAAGGTGACCAAGTTCTTCTGTACCTATGTCGGTAAGTGTTGCTTGAAGTTCAGGGAACGGCATTGTGTACCTCTGACTTAAATATCTAAGTGATGCACCGAGCTCACCATCAGGTCCCCCATATCCCAAAAGTTATAATTCAAAAACAGAAAAATAACTCAACGGAAGATAGGGAACGATTGAAGATGATTTTATCGATAAAAGTGCATAGCAATGCGTTTTTTTCCACTTCAGGAGTTGACTTACTTTTAAGAGTAGAGATAATTTCTTTTCTTCTGCTCATTAGTTTTTTCTTCGCTAAAAGGTGGTCTGGCTTAGGCTCTGGTGGTTTATTTTGCTTTTGTAATGAATGTATCTTGCTTTCAATTAACTCTTTCCTCTGCTTAAATTCAGCAAGGTTATAAACACCTTCCTCATAGGCCTCTTTAATTCTTCTTAACTTTGTATTTTCTTTTTCTATCATAAAATCAATGTTCAGTTCTTGTGGTTCTTCGTGTGGTTGTTCTTTTGGCTTTAGCTGAAAGTCACCACTCTTTAGAGTATCATCAATAGCATTAATAACAACTTCATTTAGTTTATTAAGTTGAATGTAGTGAGATACTTTACAAGTGCCATGAGTGTATTTTATGCACTGTAAACCATTGCAAGACATTGACATTGTAGCACCACAGTTAGAACACTTAACAAGACCTTTAAGCATATATTCCTTGCCATTTTGCCTGTCAGTAATGTAGGGTCTGTATTTTGCTTTGTTTTCGTCTAACTTCTTCTGGACCTTATCAAATAGGTCGGTATCTATAATAGGCTGATGAATACCATCAACAATCATTATATCTTTATCATCATAATTTCTCCTGGTTCTTCGCTTAGGGTTCCAACGAATTTTGCCTATGTAAACCGGATTACGCAAAATGTATTCAATGGTTCTGTTTTCCCAGTTATTACCTCTAGTTGTCTTAATGCCTAGGTCATTCAGTTCATTGGCTATTGCTCTGCATCCAACACCATTAAGATACTTGATGAAAATTCTTTGAACAATAGGAGCATTGATAGGGTTGACTTGATACTTCTTATCAACAATATCGTATCCAAATGCCGGTATAGATACTGCACCACCTCTGCTAACCTTTTCTGTCATTCCTCGTTTAACTTCTGTGGATAGGTTGATAGAGTAGTATTCATCAAACCATTCAATAATTCTCTCTATCAGACTACCAAAAGGACCATCTATAATAGGCTCTGATGTGCTGATAACATCAATACCACGCTTTTTCAACATACCCTTATAGAAAATAGCCTCTTCCTGATTTCTCGCAAATCGGCTAAACTTCCACACCATAATTGCAGAGAATGGGGAAGGGGTTTGTTTAGCTACTGCTATCATATGGTTAAACTCAGGTCGCTTACTTGCCTTTCTACCGGAGATACCGTCATCACGAAAAATATATTCTTTAGGTATCAAGTAGCCTTTTTGTTTTGCAAATTCTCTAACAACTTTAATTTGGCTATCCGGTGAAAGCTCTGTCTGATCATCTGTGCTAACTCTGATGTAAGCAGCTGCAATTTTTAAATCATCCATTTATTTTGCTCCTCTCTTATCTAAAAAAGGGTGCAAAAATCCCTTGTAAATTATATTGAAAAATTTACAAGGGTATGATACAATATTAATTGCATTTTGATGTATCATTGCACCCTGTGTAATGATTATCGTCCTTTGGTGCTACCAACACCGAAGGGCGATTTTTTATTATATTTTTTAGACAATTCGTAAAAATAGGGTGTTTTACGAATTGGGTACTTAAATAACTAGGCTTATATGTAAATTTATTATGTTTTAACTATTCTTATAACTTTAAAGCCTCTTTATAGTCCACAATCCATTGTGGTTTATAACCGTTGGAATATTGGAATTTATTATTTTTGATTTCGGCTACTTTTACAAAGCCGTTTTCGTTATCATAAAAGATAACTTCATCACAAAGTGGAAGTACAGATTCAAGCGACTTAATTCTTTTGTCAAATCTGCGTTTAACATCATCAGAAGGAATGTTGTGACCACCCTTTCTAACTCTGTTAGCAATACGGTTTATGCTTTCTTCCATTGAATTAAGACCAACATAGTACATTGTAACATAGTAGCCTTGCTTTCTAGCTTGTTTAATGGTTCGTACAGTTCTATGACCGGCAAGAGTAGTTTCTTGTGTGAAAGAAATATTGTTGTCTAGGCAGTAGTCTATTTCTTCTATTGCCTTTTTACCTGCCTTAATGTTATCAAAGTTGTTTTCCTTTGCAATAACATCTGCATCTATAATGTGACCTAGAAGAACATTCTGACCTTCAAGTACACCTCTTAAACTTGACTTGCCTGTACCATTAACTCCGGCTATTAAAATATAATTGTTCATTTTATCACCTTGTTTAACTCAGTAACATATCGTTATTGAGTTTATTATTTAAGTATTGACATAATATGCCAAAATATATTATAATCATACTGAAAGTGAAACAACCACTCTTTACTTTCATATAAGCACTATCTTGTTCCCATCAAGGTAGTGCTTTTTCTCTTGTTAGGGAGTCGCATTTTGCTACTCCCTTAATTTTATAGAACTATTTTTGTTGTAAGCATTCTTTAATCTTCAAAGACTCTCTATACTGTTCAGCTGGTGCAAAGCGAGTGAACTCAACAGTTTTGTCAAAATTCTGCTTAACTACTTCTTCTATTTCATCAAGAGTAACATTGAAGAATTCTCTTCGTGGATTAACCATATTAACTTTACGGTTTTCAAAAGCTTTATGTAGTGCATTCTCAAGTGCAGGGGCATCATCAGAAAAAATCATTGCATGAACATCAAACTTGAATGGTACTGAGGCATCACCAAGTTCGTCAACTCTGTCTTGTGGTTCAAGTCTTCTAGTCATACCGATTTTATAAACATTCTCGCCAAAAGCACCAATGTTTGATATTACATACACATAACCGGCTCTTGCATTAGCCTCTCTGTAATCAATATTTTCAATAGATTTCTGAATTTCAGAAAGTTGGCTTTCAATTTCAGCCTTTTTGTTAAGTAGTTCAGCCTTTTCATTTCCATCAGCTTTAGCGATTTGTGTTTCTAATTTTTCTAAAGCGTTTGCATAATGACTCTTTTCTTTAAGAACTTTCTTTCTAGCCTCTTCAATTTCTTTTTGGAGTTTTGCCTCTTCACGAAGTCTAGCACGAATTTCCTTTTGTTCTTCTTTTTCTTCTTGCTTTTTCATTCTATATTCAAGTGCAAGACAAAGTTCTTCATACTTAGCATTGAAATATTGTGAGGTAATAGCAACACTCATTATAGTACCAAGTTTGGAAATTGCCTCACAAGACTTCTGCATTCTTTTTAATGATGAATCAAAGGTATTGTATTTTACCTTGTTAATTAACTCATCGCATTCACTATTAAATGCTCTAAGCAAAAGTTTTTGCATATCTTTTACCATTTTATTACCTTGTGCTTTACTACCATTGACAGTCCAATTTTTATTTCCGGTAACTGCACAGTTATTTTTGATGATGTCCTTTTGCTCTTGCCTAATTGAAGTAAGTCTTTCTTTATACATTTCAGAATTAGCAAAATCATATATAGGTTGATAAAGTCCAAAATCTTGCATTATGGACTCCTCATCAAGATTAATTATCTGTGACTTTTTATCTTGTATCTCATTGTTTAAGCCAAAGACAACATTGTTTAGATTTGCAATTTCACTGTTTTTCTGTGCTATAACATTATTTAAGTTATTAACTTCATTTTGTAAATTGTTTATTAGATTTTGTATGTTTTCTGCCTGACGCATTTCTGGAGTAAAAGTGCTAGTAAGTTCCTGAATTTTAGCTTGTAGCATTTCTACTTCTTTCTTATACTGATTACCTTTAAATGTATCAAATAAACCCATTTATCTCACTCCTTATAGCCTCAAGTACCAAAACGGTAGTTGAGGTTTTTTTATTCTATATTATTAACTACATTGTAGTACATTTCCATAGCTTTTTGCATAAGGTCTTCAGATACTTCAAACAGTTCTGCAAGTTCCCAACACTGTGTAATGCCACTGTTTATAGCCTCAGTAAATTCATCAAGTGGTACAAGTGTTATAATAGTTTCTTTCCAAGCTCTTTTTTCTTGCTTTTCCTTAATGTCAAATGGGGAATGAAGATTGTAGAAACTACCTGTTTTAATGTGTGCACATTCGTGATATGCAACTTCTTTTTCTTCTATATCGTTTTCGATTTTATCTGTATCAATAGCAATACTTCCATCCGGCAAGGCTATTCCTTTAGCATTGCTTTCCATAGGAAAGTAGTACACATCAATACCATTTCTGTCTATTTCTCTATATACCTCGGTAAGTGTCATATTATCCCTTTATTCGTTATTCTTTTCCTGTGACTTTCTAAACTTAATAAAATTGATAACATCCTTAACTACTTCATCAGATTCACCCTCTAACTCTTGATATGCAGCATATTGAATACTGCTGGTGTCTATTGTAGTTTGTGAAGTAGTATCGTCAGTAGTGTCATCACCAGTGATTAAGACAACAGGATTTAGCTTTAATGCTTTAGCTAATAAAGCAATCTTATCTCTTTTCATATTGGAGATGTAACCATCTTCCCATTTTTTAACTGTACTTTTACTTACTCCAACGATTTTGCCAACTTCTTCAAGAGTAAGTCCTAGTTCTTTTCTTCTATCACTTATTAATTTACTTATTTCCATAGTCATTTACCTTTACCATATTTAAATATGTCATCTGACAATTTGATTATATAATAGAAGTTTCAAAAAAGCAACTATTTTTTCAAAAATTAATAAAAAAGTTTCCTTTAGGGGTTGACAAGGCAATTTATTTTGCTATAATAAAAGTATCCTAAAGGAAACAGAAAGGAGTGTGACACAATGAACATAGCAAACTTGAAAGCAGAAATTGCTAGAAAGAATTTATCTGTTCCTCAGTTGGCAAAGCTTATTAATATGGATAAAAAGACTATGTATTCTCGTATCAATGGGCATACCGACTTCAAACAGTCAGAAATTGCCTTAATTTCAAAGGTTCTTGAATTAAATCAAGATGAAATTATGTCAATTTTTTTTGCTGATATGGTTTCCTAAAAGAAACATTGTTATCAACTTTATAATTACCCACAAGTAATTATACCAAATCAACTGTCCCATAATTGGGACTTATGAAAGTAGGTGAGAAATTTGGAACTAGTCGGGATAATATTGCTTGTATTAGTTATTGTACTGATTGCAAGTTTTATAACTGCAAAAATAATAGCCGTCCATTTCTTTAAGATAATAGACGACTTTTTGACAAGTTATGAAAATAATATTATGGATTTGATTCGTTGGGCAAAGGAGAAAGACAAACATCAATAAAGGATTCTCCTAGTGGAGTGATTTGTGCATATCCTTTATTGAATGCTAACTTATTATTTTCTCCTTTGCAGTGATTAATTTTATCAAATTCTTCTTTTAAGCATTTGTAATATTGTGTTTCAAAAAATGGTTTATAGTAATCATCATTTGATAAATGCCCACTATATATAGTTTCTATTAAACCTAATCTACTAAGAGATGATATTGAAACATTTTGTAAATCTATATCATCACAGTTTGGATTACTAATAAATAGGTATGAAGTAATCAATTTACTGCGATTTTTATCATCAACAATTTTTAATTGTAGAATAGGATATTGAATTTTAGTTTGAAAAAGTTTGAGATTTTGAGCATCTAATGGTGACATTTGTTTGATAATTTCTGCAAATGAAGGATGAACTTTAGTGGCCATACGATTATCCATTGAATTCACAATTAATTTTTCAAACATGTTTCTGATTTCTCTTTCATCAAGGTAATACTTTGAAGTATCAAGTGCCGGCAAGATGATAGATTCTTTAGGTTCTATTTGATTTTCTTCAGGAATATTATCAACACTATCGGCTAGGGTCTTTTTAAATTCTTCAAGATTCTTTTTACGGATAAGCCTACTTTTTTCAGCTTTTTCATGAAGACCACCAAAACATAAATCGCATAGGTCTCCTAAAGCAGTACCAAAAGACTTGCAAGGTGGATTAGTAAGATTTTTAGCTTGTTCAGTATTAAGAATATTAGAAACAGGGTCAATATTAGGAATATCATTTTTTGACATAATATCTTCCTTCCTTTTAAACATTTCTCTTGCATTTTATAACTTTTTGATGAAAATTACAAGAATTTTGAAAAGTTTTATTGAAAATGTGAAAAAATTAAAAGAATAGGACAATCAAGGCACAACATAACTTTTAGTGAGGTGATGAAATGGCAAAAGAGTTATCTTATAGGGTATGGGTTAATGATGGTGGTAAGCAGGTGTTGTGGGCAGAAAAGGACCACAACGGCAATAAGACCAACCACTTAACCAAGGAACAAGAACAACGCTACATAAGTGGCATATGTTCAAGAATAAGTCAGGGTATGACTGACTATGTGAATAACCATCCTGATTCAGCACTACTGAATTAGGCAAATGAAAGGAAGTGAAAAAGTGGGAAGTTTCACTATTGCAGTTATCATACTGGCATTTGTACTTCTAGTCCTAGGTGTTATAGGTTGTCTGAATAAGGCACATACTGACAATACCAAGTGGCTTCAGAATAGTTGGAACGAAGTGATGAACGAACAAAGGCACTTGCTTGAGATGATTAAGGAAAGTCAAAATCAGATAGCAAGGCTTTTGAGAAGATTAGATGGTGAGTCATTTGACCATCTAAACATTATGGAGGAAAGGAAAAATGAAAGAAAAGACTAAAGCAGTAGGACTTGCAGTAACAATAGTGGTTACAATCATTGTTTCCTTAGTGTTACATATCGATCTACTGTCAAAGTATGGTGGTTTCTTACTTCTTCCATTTTTGTATTTTGGTTTTGTGTACATTGTGCCACGCATTTTGTCTTATATTATGGACGATTTTAAGGTGGCATACAGTAGGGAAAACCTCTGTATAACTAAAGACGATTATCAGACAAGGTGTTTTGAGGAAGCCTTAGGCACAAAACCGGAAGAAGTTGAACACATTGTTGAGGGTGAAGAAGTATGAACCAAAACAAAAGAAAAAGCCACTAGAGAACTGCAATTCCCTAGTGACTAGAAAGGTGTTCCTATTACGGAACATATTAAAGTAAACTAATTTCATTTTAGAGAAAAATTTCTAAAATGTCAAGTGTATAAGTGAAAGGAATAGTAAAAATGAAAACTTCCAAGATTACAATAAAATCTCTGTTTGGTATCTCAGAACAACAGATTAATGGCAATAGCATTGAAATTACAGGACAAAAGGGTGCAGGTAAGACATCTGTTTTGGATGCCATTAGGTATTGTCTTACCAACCGTTCCAATCGTGATTGGATTATCAAAGAAGGTGAGAATGAAGGTGAAATCATTGTTGAAACAGACAGTGGTTTAACTATTGACAGAAAGGCTAGAACCAACAAGGCTGATTCCATTAACATTAACGAAAATGGTAACAGAATAACAAAGCCCGAAACTTTCCTAAAGTCCATTATCACACCTCTACAACTTAATCCTGTAGAGTTTACTCAGATGACAAAGCAAGAACAGAACAGAGCTATCCTTGATTTAATAGACTTTAAATGGGATATGAATTGGATTAAGGAACAGTTTGGAGAAATTCCACAAGGTGTTGACTATGAACAGAATATTCTCCAAATTCTTAATGATATTCAATCAGAGAATGGTGTGTACTTTCAGAGTAGGCAAGATATTAACCGAGAAATTCGCAATAAGAAAGCCTTTGTTGAGGATATTGCTAAGGACATTCCATCTGATTACCAAGCTGAAAAATGGAAGAATTATGACCTGTCATCAAAGTATGAAGAACTAATGAAAATTAGGGATAGAAACAACAAGATTGAAAGAGCAAGAGCCTTTAAGGATAGTTATGATAACAAGTTGCGTGGTATTGAGGCTACAAGAGAAATGGAAATTTCAGGAGCAGAAAAGGTCATTGCAAATGAGAAGGACAACCTTAATTCCACAATAGCAAGACTAAAAGCAGAGATTAAGGCTTGTGAAGATAAGCTATTAACCATTAACGATAAGCTACAAGATAAGGTTAAAATTGCTAATTCTAACTATGATGTTGCAAAGGCAAAACTTGACTCAGATATTGGTGTTGCAGAACAGTTTATTTCGTTACCTATTACACCTGTTGATGATTTACAAAATGAAATCAATGAGGCTGAAAAGATGATGAAACACCTTAATGAGTATTTCCGTATGACTTCCATGCAGTCTGAAATTGCTGAATTAAAAGAGGTTTCAGAGGCTTATACTGAGAAAATTGAGTTAGCTAGGGAACTTCCCGGAGAAATTCTTGAAACTGCAACACTTCCGGTTGAGGGACTTACAGTTAAGGATGGTATTCCACTTATTAATGGATTGCCAATCTCTAACCGTTCTGACGGTGAGTTACTTGAATTATGTGTTGATATTGCAATACATAACCCTAGTGGTCTTCAAATCATTCTTATTGACGGTGCAGAGAAACTGGATGATATTAGCCGTAAAAAGCTATATGAAAAGTGTAAGGATAAGGGATTGCAGTTTATTGCTACAAGGACAACTAATGACAGTGAGTTATTAGTAACTGAACTATAAGGAGTGATAGAAGTGAGTAAAACACATTGGAAAGCATTAACTAACCCTAACTATTTGGGCGTTTATTCCTTTAGTGATAATAAGGATATTGTAGGTACAATCAAGACTGTTAGTAATGAAGTTGTAACAGGTTCGGGTGGAAGAAAAGAAGAGTGTACTATTTGTCACTTTGTAGAGAATATTAAACCAATGATTCTTAACAAAACTAATATGAAAGCTATTCAGAAGATTGCCGGTAGTCCTTATGTAGAAGATTGGCAAGGTACAAGAATAGCCGTTTATCCTGACCCATCTATTATGTTTGGTAGAGAAAGAGTGGGTGGAATACGCATAAGAGATAAAGCTCCACAGATCAATGAACAACTACCTAAATGTGAAATCTGTGGAAATGAAATTCATCCGGCAGGTAGTATGACTGCACAACAAACTGCAATTTATACTAAGAAAAAGTACGGACAAGCACTATGTGCCGATTGTGCTACAAATAAAGCAAAGGAGATTAAGGAAAATGCTTAATAATGAAAACTATTTCAGTATTGAAAATCAAATGAAGTATATGGGTGTATCACAGTTTAAATCTTTTGAAGAATGCCAAGCCTCTGCTCTTGCAGAGGTTACAGGCAATTATCAGAGAGAACAGACAGCTTCTCTTCTTGTAGGTTCTTATGTTGATGCACATTTTGAAGGTACACTTGATATTTTTAAGGCAAAGAACCCAGAGATATTCACTAAAAAGGGTGACCTTAAGGCTGATTATCGTAAGGCTAATGAAATTATAAACAGAGTAGAACAAGATGAATTGTTTATGAAGTTTATGAGTGGTGACAAACAGATTATTATGACCGGTGAAATTGAGGGTGTACCGGTTAAAATCAAGATTGACAGTTACCATCCTGACAGTATGATTGTTGATTTAAAGTGTATGAAAGACTTTAAACCGATCTATGTAGAGGAGAGAGGCAGACTTAATTGGATTGAGGCATGGAGATATGACTTGCAAGGTGCAGTATATCAAGAGGTTGTAAGGCAGAATACAGGCAAACAGTTACCATTCTTTATTGCAGCAGTAACCAAAGAAACAGTACCTGACCTTGCAGTAATTGAAGTGCCACAAAGCTACCTTGATATTGAATTGAAGAATTTTAAGGATAAAGTGCAATTTTATGACGGTATCAAGAAAGGTGTTTTTGAACCTGAAAGATGTGAGCATTGTGATTATTGCAAGGAAACCAAGGTACTTAAAAATCCAATAAGTTTGGAGGAACTGGAATTTGAATAATATAGTTTTAGCAGGTAGATTGACTAAAGCCCCGGAATTAAAAGCAACTAATTCCGGGGTTGATGTGCTACCTTTTACAATAGCAGTAAACAGAGCATATGCAAAGAGTAATGATGAAGTAACTGCTGATTTTATTCCTTGTATTGCGTGGAGAAAAACAGCAACCTTTATTAGTAAGTATTTTAATAAAGGTGATGGTATTGTTATAAAAGGCAGATTAGAAACAAGAAAATGGGTAGATAATAACGGTAATAATCGAGTGTCTTATGAAGTGATAGTAGAAAATACAGAGTTTCCACAGGGCAAAAGTAAAAATAATACTACTGCTACAAACACGCCAATACCAAGTATGGCAGATGATTTACCGGTTGATGATGATCTGCCTTTTTAGAGGTGATTTTATGACTATACAAATTGATACTAGAGATAAGTCAAAAGCTATAAAACAAATTGTTTCCACATTTAATAAAGAGAATGTTAAATACTTCCGTTCAAAGTTATTTATAGGTGACTATATGAGAATGGACAATCCTTTTCTTGTAGTTGACCGTAAGCAGAATTTATTAGAAGTGTGTAACAATGTGTGCCAAGACCATAAACGCTTTATAGCAGAGCTAAAGAGAGCAAAAGAGTATGGAATACATATAGTGTTTTTAGTGGAACATGGAGAAAATATAGGCAAACTGGAAGATGTTAGAGAATGGGTTAATCCAAGACTTGAAAAAAGTCCTCTTGCTCTTTCCGGTGAACAACTATATAAGAAGTTATCTATTATCAGCAATACATTTGATACTGAATTTGTGTTCTGTAATAAGCAAGATACAGGACATAGAATAATTGAAATATTAGGTGAGAGTAATGGCAAATCCTAAACTTGAAGACGGTTACATAAGAATAGCAAATGAACTGTATCAAGCCTTATTTAAGGTTAATTTAAACGGTTCTGAATTAAGGATAGTTCATTTCATTTTGTATCAAACTTATGGTTACAACAAGAAAACAAGGAAACTCTCTGCCACTTACATATCAGACGGTACAGGTATTCCACTAAAGACTGTTAGAAGATGTTTAAAGTCTTTAGTGGAGTATAATGTGTTAATTTCAAGGGGTGCTGATGCCTCAGCAAAGATGTTTGGAATTAATAAAAACTATGAAAAATGGGTACTCAAAAATGGGGAGAGGGTACCCAAAATTGAGGATACCCAAAAATGGGTAGGGACTACTCAAAAATGGGTAGGGGGTACTCAAAAACGAGTAGAGGGTACTCAAAATTGGGCAGATAGGGTACCCAAAAATGAGTACGGGGGGTACTCAAATTTGGGCACAAAGGTACTCAAAAATGAGTACCAATACAATACAGATAAAACAATACAGAATAAACATAACGTTTGTTTGTTAAGTTATAGTGAGAATGAAGGAAAACAAACAAAACCAACATTGAAAGAAATTGAACTGTATTGCAAATCACAAAAATACAGTTTTGACTATAAAAAATTCTTTGACCACTACAACTCCTATGATTGGAAGTACAAGGGCAAAGAGATAACAGACTGGAAGTCATTAGCTGACAAGTGGGAACAGATTGAGAGAAAAAACAATCCTCAGTACAGTTCATCAACCTCATATGACATTGACGAATTAGAGAACTACTCCATGTTTGATGAAGAAAGGTGAAAGTTATGGAATGCAAACATCTTGAACTTCCTTGTATGGTCAGAAGAGGAAGAGAGTGTAAGTTCAGCAAGTGTATGCTTGATAGTGGACAACAAAAAATCAAAGTTGTTAGAAAGTGTCCTTTAACTCAAAAAGAATGTGTTAGACACTGTGAGTGGTTTGATACAGACACTAACAGATGCGTTGTGTGGAAATTGGTAGGTAGCAATGAGAAGTGATGAAACAGAATTTGTACCAATGTTCAATAACAACAACCCGTATGGCTATAAGCTGAATGTAAATCATCCACTTATCAGAAAAATTTATTTGAGATACAAAGCAAAGTTAGGCATAGTACCTAGAGTTCCTTTGAGTGATTCACAAAGATTTGAATTTGAAGAAGTAACAATAAAATACCTAAAAGAGAAAGGAATAGTAAAGTGATATGGTAAATCAGTATTTTAAGAATTGTAAAATGTGTGGGAAGAAATTTGTTACATTTAATCCAAGAGTTAAAAAGTGTGATGAATGTAAAAGTGAAGATACCATTACTCATAAATCAGATAAACAGAAAGCAGAGTCAAAGCAGTCAAGAGAACATAACCTTAACCGTACTTTGTATAACTTACATAAGTACAACGAAGAACACGGTACAAGGCTAAGCTACGGCCAGTATAGAGCTAAGATTGAAAGTGGGGAGATTGCTATATGAGTAATAAAAACAAGTGGATAAGTGTAAATGAGAAACTACCGAAAGATGAAAGAACAGTCCTTGTACTTATCAAAGATGTTGAACGCTATGGGGAAAACAAAGAAAAGAAGGATATTTATCATTGGACGTGTACAGGCTTTTATGATGGTGATGACTGGGCAACAAATTATTGCTTTGGTTGCAAATATCTTATTGAAGAAGAATCAGAATATCCTGATGTAAGTCTAAAGGTAACTCATTGGAGACCTTTACCACCTTTACCCGAAAATCTAAAGTTCTATACAACAATGGAGAGTGATAACCTTGAACGCTAAAGAGTACCTTAATCGTGTAAGGTTTGCTGATATAAGCATTAATACTAAGAGTGATGAATTGTATCACCTGAAGTTAAAATCATTACAAGTAAGTCCACAGAGCCAAGGTGAAAGGGTACAGAGTTCCGGTAGTGGTGGTGACTTTACAAAGATTATTGATAAGATTGTTTTATTGCAAGACAAAATCAATGAAGAAATTAACCGACTTGTAGAATTAAAGGAACAAGCCAGAACCCTTATACATAGGCTGACTGATGAACGATATAAAACAGTTTTGACAGAGTATTACCTAAATCATAAAACATGGGAGCAGGTAGCTGATTGTATGAATTATGATTTGAGATATGTGTACAAGGTTCATGGCAGAGCCTTACAAGCTTTTTCAGAAATTTTAAAAGAGGACATTAAAAGACACCCTAACAAGTGCTATAATGATATTATGGAAAACCGAAAGAGATAGATAAGATTGCAAGAATGATTTTCACTTCTACTATTCCTCTTGTAAAAAATTCAGCATTACCCACCTAATCACTTAGGTGGGTTTTGTTGTATCTAATTTAGGTGATAAAATCTAAATTAAGCCAAAAGTTGACAAATTATCACCTTTTGATATAATTGATTATATCAAATTACTAGGAGGAATTTGTATGCTTAAGCAGGACAAAACTTATCGAAAAATTAAGAAAAATGCTATGAAAGAGTTTAGCATAAAGGAACATATAGATGGTTATTCAAGTCTAATTGATGTGATTAAGAAAATTTTAGGCAACAGATACACATTGAAAGAATTGAAAGATGAAAAAATGAAATTAGAATTTATGACAATTCCTAAATCAGAATATAAATTCTGGATACAATTAATTGTAACTATTGTATTTTCCTTAGCAACACTAGTTTTTAATTTTTCGAAAGATTTTCCCAAAATGACTGATGAAAATCAAGTTGTTATATTCGTTAAAATATTATTAAGTTTCTTTATTATAGCGATTGCTGTAGCTATTGATATGGTAATTAATAAATTAATTGATAACCATAATTATTATGTAGAAAGATATAATGAACTTAAACTAAGTTGTTTAAACCAAGTTCTAGAAATTAAGCTTAAAGAAAAACATAATCAAAAGCATAAAGCAGATTATACACAAAAGCGTTTTAAGGTGAATGTAAAATCAATTAAATAAACTTCCAAAGGTTAAGCAGTGCTTAGCCTTTTTCTTTTGCTATAAAAATACTGAAAGGTGGTGTTATCATGAATGATAAGCTAAACGCAAGACAAAAGAAATTTGCTGAATATTATGCACAGAGTGGTAATGCCACAGAAAGTGCAATAAAAGCAGGATATTCAAAAAAATATGCAAACACTAATGCATCAAAACTACTACAAAATACTACAATAGTACAGTACATCAAAGAAATTTCCGATAAGCTGAAAGATGAAAGAATAATGTGTGCAAAAGACAGACAGGTAACATTATCTGATATTGCAAGAAACGGTGAAGAAGAAACGTCAGACAGAATCAGGGCTATTGATACCCTTAACAAAATGACAGGTGAATATACCCTAAAAGTTGATGCAAATGTTGGTGCAGAAGTTTCTAAACTTGATGACCTAATTAAGCAAATGAGTGTTGATGATGAGTAATTTATTACTTTCTCAAAAGTATAAAGATTTCATCAAATGTAAAGCACCGGTTGAGTTTCTTGAAGGTACTACTGCCGCAGGAAAAACAACGGTAGGTATCTTTAAATTTTTTCTAAAGGTTGCACAGAGTAATAAGAAATATCATATCATTGCCTCAAAAGACACAGGTACTGCTGAAAAGAATATTATTAATAAGGACCTTGGTGTTGTTGATGACTTTGGTGTTCTTACAGAGTACAACGGCACCGGTACTAAGGATGAAAAGATACCACACATTCTGTTCCATACAAACAAGGGAAATAAGATTGTGTATGTTATGGGTTATGGTGATAAGAAAAAGTGGCAGAAGGCTCTGGGTGGTCAGTATGGTTGCTTGTATATTGATGAAATCAATACAGCAGATATAGACTTTGTGAGAGAAGCAAGTATGCGTTGTGACTACTTTATGGCTACCCTTAATCCTGATGACCCTAATTTACCGGTGTATAAGGAGTACATTAACTGTTCTAGACCACTTGAAAAGTACAAGTCAGATACACCGAAAGAAATATTAAATATGCTAACAGAAGAACCAAAGCCTAATTAGGTCCATTGGTTCTTTTCTTTTGAACATAACCTGGGACTGTCAAAAACTAAAATAGAACAAATTAAATTGAATGTTCCAAAGGGCACAAAGCTTTATAAGAATAAGATTTTAGGACTTAGAGGCAGGGCTACAGGTCTTGTGTTCAGTAACTTTGATAGAAATGTTCATATTAAATCAAAAGAATGGGCAAAACAGTTCCTTGCTGATGATAGAAAAAAAGAACATTTTATTATCTTTACTTCAGGGCTTGATACTGCATATTCCCAAAAGTCGCCTGACACAATAGCAATGACCTTCTTTGGAATAACTAGTAGAGGTAATTGTATTCAGCTAGACGAAAAGGAATATAATAATGCAAAACTAAAAACACCACTGGCACCCTCTGATGTGGCTATAAACTACATTGAATTTTTAAAGAGAAATCAAGCTGAGTGGGGACTTGCAAGAAATGTATTTATTGATAATGCAGATCAAGCGACTATAACAGAATTGAACAAATATAAACGCAAGAACGGTTGTGTATTTACATTTAATAACGCATACAAGAAAACAACAATAATAGATAGAATTAATATGCTCTTAGGCTGGTTTGCCAAAGGGCATTATTTTATATTGGAACATTGTACAAGCACTATACAGGAATATGAACTGTATTCTTGGCTAGAGGATAAAGACAATACTCCTGAAGATGGTAATGATCACTTTATAAACTCATCACAGTATGGGTGGCTACCCTATAAGGATAAGATAGGATGTGAGTAGAGAATGGGGCTGATTAATAGAATGGCTGATACAGTAAGAAAAGGATTAAGGAGTTTTCTTAGGATTACTTCTGCATCAGATACTACCATTACAATCAGTGAGGGTGTAAACCACCTAACTGATTGTGCTAAAAACAGAATATGGTATTGGGGCAAGAGTAAGCAACTTCAAGAACTGTATGGAAGTCTTGATGTTCAGAAAACAATGTTTTGGAAAGCTAGACCTACAGCAGGTCAGGAAATACAGAAAATCCATGTTGCTATCCCTGCCTTAATGGTTGATGTTATTACAAATATTCTAAAAACCGATTTTAACGGTATTGAGATACACAATAATAATACAACCGAATATGAAGAAGTATGGGAGAAAATACAGAAAGAAAATAATTTTGCTGATGTGCTTGAAAGTGCAATTAAGGACCTTGCAATAGTAGGTGACGGTGCATTTAAGATTTCATTTGATAATGAAATTTCAGAATTACCTATCATTGAGTGGTATGGTGCCGAAAAGGTAAAATACACTTATGCTCGTGGCAGAATCAGAGAAATTAAGTTCTATACAGAATACACAGAAAAGACAAGGTGCTATCAGTTTGAAGAGACCTACGGATATGGATATATCAAATATGCTTTATATGACAGTAACGGAAGAGAGGTTGACCTTCATACTGTTAGTGCCTTGTCTTGGATAGATAGTGAGGGCATCACATTTGATAAGTCATATATGTGGGCAGTACCTTTAATTTATAGTAATGGCTTTTATGAGGGTAGAGGTAAGGGTATTATCAGTAACAAGGAAGATGCCTTTGACAGTATAGATGAAATATGGTCGCAGTGGATGGATGCCTCTCGTTCAGCCAGAACAAAAACATATATGCCTGATTGTTACATACCTAGAAACCCTGAAACAGGTGAGCCTATTGCACCAAACCCATTTGATAACAGGTACATTGCTATAGGTAACGATATGAAAGAGGGTGTAGGCAATAAGATTGTAACAGAATCACCGTCTATTCAACACGAAAGTTACCTATCAGCCTATGTAACTGCTTTAGATTTGTGCCTACAGGGTGTTATCAGTCCAAGTACTCTTGGTATTGATAATAAGAAATTGGACAATGCAGAGGCACAGAGAGAAAAAGAAAAAACTACTTTATATACAAGGCAGAACTTTGTTAAACTTCTTGAAAAATCATTACCTAATCTTGTTAAGTCCGTACTTAATGCTTATTATGAACTAACAAATAAAGCCTTAGTACCGGCTGACCTTGATGTGGCAATTAACTTTAGAGAGTATGCTAACCCTAGCTTTGAAAGTCAAGTAGAAACTGTAGGTAAAGCAAGACAAAGTGCAATAATGAGTGTTGAAACTTCTGTTGAAAAGCTCTATGGAGATAGTAAGTGTTCTGATTGGAAAGCTGAGGAAGTCAAAAGAATTAAGGAAGAACAAGGCATAACTACCCTTGATGAAACTTCTGAAATTGATGACCTAAATACGGTACTAAACAATGGTTGATTATGATATTTCCAAAGCCTTTGAAACCATAGAAAATGAACTCATTGACAGTATGATGAGAAATTTTAAAAATCATAGGGCAGAGGAAGAAAAAGAAGGTTATAACTGGTCACAGTGGCAGTCTGAACAACTTAAAAGCCTTGAACAGTACCGTAGAACCAACCAAAAGAAATACGGTAAGCAGTTTTCTACATTAAATAAGAAAATTGAGGAAATACTGAAAACTGCAATGGCTGACGGCAATGCAAAGCAAGAGTCTGAAATATTAAAAGCTATTAAAAAAGGCTTTAATGTCGGTAAGGTAAGTCCTTCAGCTACCGGTGAATTTTTCAAAGTCAATGGCAGAAAGTTAGATGCACTTATTAATGCAACTAAGAGCGATATGAAAAAGGCAGAAACTTCAATACTCAGAATGTCGAATGATAAGTACAGAAAAGCTATTTTCAATGCACAGGTGTATGCAAACAGTGGTGCAGGCACATATGAAAAAGCAGTTGATATGGCAGTTAAGGATATGTTACAAGCTGGTCTTAATTGTGTGGAATATCGTAACGGTGCTAGGCATACACTTTCCGACTATGCAGATATGGCAATCCGTACTGCTAATAAAAGGGCATATCTCTACGGTGAGGGTCAGAAAAGGCAAGAATGGGGTATCTCACTTGTAGTGGTAAATTCCCGTCAGGGTGGTTGTCCTGATTGTGCACAGTACATTGGTAGGGTGTTTATTGATGATGTGTATTCCGGTGGCAGTAAAGCTGACGGTAATTATCCTTTGCTTAGTGAGGCTATCGCAGGTGGTTTGTTTCATCCAAGGTGTAAGGACAGTACAAGTACCTATTACAAGGGTATTACCTCTCTTGAACCTGTAAGCAGTGAAGAACTTGCCCAAATGGAAGAAAGAGAAACCCTAGAAACAAAGCAACAAAACGCAGAAAGACAAGAAAAAAGGTTTAACCGTTTAGCTGAGTATAGCCTTGATAAGGATAACAAGCAGAAGTACCAGCATAGAGCTGAGGTGTGGGGAGAAAAGGCAAATGAACTTAACAAAACATTAGAAGAAACTGTTGAAAAACCTAGTGAAAGTGGTATAATTGAATTAAGAAGTGTTGATGCAAGAGATAAGTTGAAAGATATTGATACTTCAAATATCCAAAAACTAAAGTCAGGTTTTTCTTGTTTTCCTAAAGGTGATTTACTTAATCAGTTTATCAAAAAAGTAAAATCAAAGGATGGTTACTATGATGTAGGTATGCATGGTACTCCTACTGCAATGTGCTTTGGTACAGATGCACCAAACACTTCACCTAGATTATTAGCAAATGTTATAAGGCATAGAAAAGATTATAACGGAGAGAATATTCGTTTATTATCATGTAGTACAGGCAAAATAGTAGATGGTAATTATTGCTTTGCTGAAGAATTATCCAATGCTTTAGGAGTTTGTGTTGAAGCTCCTAGTGATGTATTGTACATAAGAAGTAATGGAACTTTTTCAGTTGGTGAAGAAGAAACCGGTAAAATGATAACATATAAACCTAATCAGAGGGGGCGTATAAAATGACAGAAAAAAATGGAATGAAATTTTTTGGTTATTGGAATAATATGCCATATTCTACTCTTACAGATAGCTTTGAAGAATTATCAAAGATAAATAATAAAATTGATAAAAAGAAAGTTATTAAGCACATAGAAAACTTAGATGTTTGGGCTACTAGTTTACCAACTTATGATATGTTTACTGGTGAAAGAATACAAGCTGGTAAATATAAGGATGGGAAATATGTTTTCCCGTTAGATTTTTTGCACTACTATAAAAATTACGATATTGGTATTCCTTTGGAATATGAAGAGTATCTAAAAACTATTCTTTAACTTGCTTTCAACCTTCAAATTGGTTACAAAATAATAAATAACGGCTTGCTTACTAGCTTTTCTAACTTGCTTGTAACTTGCTGTACTAGCACTAACATTTTTGTTGGTGCTATTTTTATACCCGAAAGGTGGTAATAATATGATTTGTCCTTATAGAGATAAGACAGAAACCACAATTCAAAAAGAAACATATCATCTTAGTGATGATAATCTAAACATAGGTACTGATATTGTGACAAAGACTATTCATCAACCAATGGAATGTGTGAAGGCTGAATGTGGTGCTTATCACAATGGAAAATGTACCTATAATCAATGAAAGGTGGTGATGATATGAAAGTAAAGGTTACTAGGGACTTTAATGATGTTGAGAATAACCTATGCACAAGGCATAGTGGTGAACTGTATGATTGTTCTGATGAAAGAGCAACAGAACTAAACAAACTTGGTTTTGTTGAATTTGCAGAACCTAAGCCAAAAGAAGAAACAAAGAAGTAATTTAGCACTAACTTTTTGTTAGTGCTTTTTTATTGTCTGATTTATTGCCCGAAGGCGTTAAACTACGGGAGACACCGCGAAAAACTGAATTAGAGAGACACTCTATAAACTGATTACGTGAGACACACGAAAAACTGAAAGGAAGAAGAAAAATGGCAGAACCTAACACAGAACCAAAGCCAAACGAACCAACACCAACAGAACCTAAGCCAGCAGAGCCAAAACCAAACGAACCGAAGCCAATTGAAATTGACTATCAGAAGCTGGCGGATTTGATTAATGGCAAACAGACAGTAACAGAAGATACAGTGTTGAAGAACTATTTTAAACAGCAAGGCTTGTCACAAGAAGAAGTGAAGCAAGCGATAGCTACCTTCAAAGAACAAAAAGCAAAGAACACACCAAATTTTGAACAAATGCAGAATGATTTGACAACAGCTAACAACGCGCGTTTAACTGCGGAAGTCAATCAGCTTGCAACTGTTGAAGCTGTTAAGCTAGGCGTCGATATTGCGAAAGTGCCTTATATTTTAAAGCTTGCCGATTTTGCAGACGCAACAGCAGACGGCAAAATTGACGGTGAAAAGCTAACATCAGCAATTCAAAAAGTACTTGACGAGGTACCGGAATTTAAAAAGCAGAACGACAACGGCGCAAATGGCGTTCATAAAATCGGCGGTAATGGTGAAGGTACAGAGCCAAGACAGCGACAAAAAACAGTTCCTACAAAAAAATGGAACAAATTTAACTACTAAAAAGAAAGGAAGGCGTAAATTATGCCAAACAAGAATAATTATGCAGAACAGTTCAGCCCTGAACTGATTGAAATTCTAATTCAGGGCGCGCTAACATCACCGTTTGTGACTTCAAACGTTAGATGGGTGGGCGCAAGAACTTTTCATTTTACTCAAATGAGTGTATCAGGTTATAAAAACCACAACAGAAACGGCGGTTGGAACAAGGGTGTATATACACAGACAGACGTTCCGTTTACTTGTCAGCACGACAGAGACGTTTCCTTTAGCGTTGATGTTGCAGACGTTGACGAAACAAACGCAACAGCAAGCGTTGAAAACATTTCAAAAACTTTTGAATCAACACAGGTTGTACCGGAAGCGGACGCGCTATTTTTTGAACGCGTTGCGACAAAGGCACAGACACTTGACGGCTATCACTCTAGCACTAAAGCGAGTGAATGGACTAAAACTAACGTATTTGGTAAGCTAAAGAGCATTCTAAGCGCGGGCAAACTACGCAGATATAGACAGAACGGTTCACTTATCGCATATGTTACAAGTGGAATTATGGACGCACTCGAACAAAGTACAGATTTTACAAGAAAAATCGAAATGACACAGATTGCCGAAGGTGGCGTTGGTATCGAAACAAGAGTTACCGAAATTGACGGCGTTACTCTAATGGAAGTTATCGACGACGAACGCTTCTACGACGCATTTAATTGGGACCCTGAAAACGGCGGTTTTGAACCAAAGACAGGTTCACACAAGATTAACGTGCTAGTAGCTAGTATGGAAACTTGTAAGACCGTACCAAAGATTTCAAGCATTTACTTCTTTGAACCGGGTTCTCACACAGAAGGCGACGGCTATCTATACCAGAACCGTTCTCTATCTGATACTTTTATTATGCCTAACGGCAAAGACGGTAAAATTGATAGTATCTATGTTGACGTAGATACTACAGCAGTAGCCTAATGTATGCCGATTACATTCGAGCCAAAACAGACGACACAACAGAGATTACAACCGCAATGCACATTGATATTTTGACTTATAACCGAATTCAATTTGACAAGCTTACAACGTATCAGCAAGATATTGTCAGCAACGTACATAACAGATTAACTAATTTCTATCGCGACAATGAAGAATTGATTAATTCTTACTTGCAAAACTATTCAATTAACGGCGTTTCAATGTCGTTCGGAAATAGTTGGAATTTAATGTGTGTTAGCGGTGTGGCTATTCCGCAAGAATTATTTTCCTTGCTAAAAACAACAGGATTGTGTTATCCCGCTATTTAAGAGGTGATTAAATGAAATTTCCCAAATTAATATTAAAGAAATTTTGCAAGACACCTTTTGAAATTGTCGTGTACGGGGAAGGCTTGACCGAGGACGGCGCACCCAAGGTTATTTACGAATGTCGCGTAATATACCCGCGTAATGACCTTATACCGTCCGATTTAAAGCGTTTAGCACCGCTATACTGTAATTATCAAGATAAAATAAAAACGGTTTATACGGCAGATAAGAAGAAAGTACAAGTAACAGGCGTGTTGCTTATCCCGTTTGACTTTTGCCCGAACGACACTATTAGTTCGGGCTATGTCATTATTAACGGCGTTAAACGCGATATTGTTCAATGCGTCAAGGCTCGAAATCCTGATGGCTCAGTTAATTTTGTTGAACTGGACGTGGCGTAATGAGTGATTATGTAACATCAAAAGTTAAGTTAAATTTAAGTGCTATACGCAAGCTAGACACCGCGAGCATAACAGCGCTTGAACAGACTACTGACGCTTTATTAACTGAGATTAAAAACAATCAGGTAATGCCGTTTGATACGGGTAATTTGCAGAACGAAAGCACGTTTGCGGATTACTCAGAATCAGCGCAAGGAAAAACAACGATAAGTTCGACGACACCTTACGCGAGACGCTTATATTATCACCCTGAATATAATTTTTCCACAAAAGAAAATAAAAATGCGGGTGGTAAATGGCTCGAACCGTGGTTGCAAGGCGGAAAATATGAGAATTTTTGTAATGAGACTTTTGCGAAAATTTATAAAGGGTTGACTAATTTATGATAACATTATCTAACGTTCGCGACTGGCTAAAAACTTTAATTGACGCGGAACATTTTTATATTGGACGTTTAGACGACAAGCAAGAAAAATCGGTTGGCGTGTACACATTAAAGACAAGTGGTGAACCCTTACGCGGTATCGGCTCGGACTTATCTTTTGACGTTATAGCCGTGTCGGTTTTGGTGCATTGGAATAATAACGCGAACGAAACAGAAGTAAACGCGCGTAATTTGTTTGAGAAATTACGCACAATCAAAAATGTAACAATCAATGACAGTAAAGTATATATGATACAACTTTTAATGCCTGAACCAATCGACGTTGGAACAGACGGCACCATATACGAACGTGTTATTGAATTTAAATTATTTTATGAAAGGAAGTAAAAGAAATGGCAAAGACTACAGGCATTTACCCTTGTTATGAAAACCAATTTCAGGTCAAAACAGGCTCAGCGGGTACATATTCAAGTATTTCAGATATGACAGGCTACAGCGTGGCATTCGACAACGGCGTACAGGAGTATAACTCATTCGACCAAAAAGGATGGGTTAGCAGACTTGCAACAACAAAGGGTGTAACTATTACTGTAAGCGGTAAACGTAATATTGGTGACGTTGGTAATGATTATATTGCGGGCTTAGCAATGAAGAACGGTAGAGACTTATACACAGACTTCAAGTGGACTTTTCCTGACGGTACATCAGTTGAATTTACAAACGCAGTAATCAACGTAACATCAAACGGTAGTGGCGAAACTGGCGATATTGCACCGCTTGAATTTGAAGTTATGAGCAACGGCACGCCAAAAGTAACACCGGTTGCATAATTATAAAATAAGGAGTAACAAAATGAGTAAAATTGTTGATATTACAGACAAGCTAAATTTTGACGAGAAGCCAAAACTTAAAATTAGAGATAAGGAAATCGAGGTAAACGATAGAGCAATTACAATGCTTAAAGTGTTACCAAAATTCGAAAATCCAACTAACAACGATTTGTTAGATATTTTCAAGCTAATGTTTGACGAAAAAGCTCAAAAAGAAATTGAAGAAATGAACCTTAATTTCGACGATTTCGCACAAGTTATCGCGTCCGCAATCGAACTTGTTTCGGGTTCTACTGGCGACGAGGGGGAAACAGCGACCCCGGTTACGACTTAATAGAAGATTTTGACACGATTATATCTTCTTTACGCTCGGAATACGGGGTTTCAATCCGTTCAGAAGAATTCCAAACAATGCCTTGGAGCGAATTTGTTTCGCTCCTAGCGGGTTTGGGAGCGAACACAAGCCTTGCTCATTTAGTGCAAATCAGACTTGAAACAGACAAAGACGTATTAGCAACATTTACGCCCGCTCAGCATAAAATTCGTAACGACTACAGACGGAAGCGAATGGAAAAGGAAGCGAGCGAAAAGACACAAGACGAGACGGCAGAATTTCTCGAGCAAATGAAAAACGCTTTTATACAAATGTCATAAAAATATTGCAATTTTATATTTTTTGTTATATAATAGGTGTAATTTATTTGAAAAGGGGAATTAAAAAATGAAAAGCGGTTTATTTAAAGTCTTAGCGGTTGTTTTTGCTATTTTAGGCATTATCGGCGGTATTGTTAACGGTAATCAAGCGCTGAGCGGTTTTAGCGTTTTAGCAATGTTAACAACGTGGATTGAAACAGGTTTATTTGTTTTGATTTTTGCGGGTATTGGTACAATCTTGGAGCATTTGGAAGATTTGAAAGCTATGGAAAGAGCAAAAAGTGAAAAGGTTAAGATACTTAAAAAAGATTTTAACGAAAATAGAACACCATCCCACAATGAATGGAAATGTCCGAATTGCGGTAAAATTAACGCGAATTATGTCGGCTCTTGCGGTTGTGGAACAAAGAAACCTTGAATTAAATAAACAGTAGCCACCCACTTCGGGTGGCTTTTCTTTTGCGTGTATCTTATGATATGCGCTATTTTTTTACAGATTTTGAGAAAGGGGGACGAGAATTGACAACTGTAGGACAAATCGGAATAGATTTAATATTAAACAAAAAACCTTTTGAAAAATCAATTGGAAATATGCAAAACACCGCGAACGACGCGGGCGCAAAAATTGCAAATTCTTTTAGTTCAATGACTAAAAAAATTAATATGGCAATCGGCGCAATTGCAGTCGGAAAAATCGGGCAAGCTATAGCCAAAATGGGTAAAAGCTGTATTGACTTAGGCTCGGACTTGGCAGAAGTGCAAAACGTTGTTGACGTAACATTTAAAACAATGTCGGGAAGCGTTGACAAGTGGGCGAAAAGTGCAAGCGCACAGTTTGGCTTATCTGAAACAATGGCTAAAAAGTACGTCGGCACGTTCGGTTCTATGGCGGAAGCGTTCGGATTCAGTGAAAAACAAGCTTATAATATGTCAACAGCGCTTACAGGCTTAGCCGGTGACGTAGCGTCTTTCTATAACATTTCACAAGACGAAGCATATACAAAGTTAAAATCGGTGTTCAGCGGTGAAACTGAAACGCTGAAAGATTTAGGTATTGTAATGACACAAACCGCGCTTGACAGTTATTCACTTGCAAACGGTTACGGAAAAACAACGAGTGCAATGACGGAAGCCGAAAAAGTTAGCTTGCGTTTCGCTTTTGTGCAAAATCAATTGAAGAATGCAACAGGCGACTTTGCAAGAACTCAGGATAGTTGGGCTAACCAAACTAGGATTTTACAGTTAAGATTTGAAAGTTTAAAAGCTACAATCGGTCAAGGGTTAATTAGTGCGCTAAATCCCGTTTTAAGAATGATTAACGATTTATTAGGGCGTGTTACTTCGTTAGCTGATAAATTTAAATCGTTTATGAACGACGTATTTGGTAATACAAGTAGTGAAAGCACTTCTAATTCAATCGACAAAGCTACTCAATCAGCTTCAAGCTTAACAAATGAAGCTAATAACAGTTCTAACGCGATTAATAATATTTCTAATAGTGCGAAAAAAGCTAAAAAAAGCCTTGCGGGTTTTGATAAGCTGAACGTATTAACAAGTAGTAGCGCAAGCGGTACAGGTTCAAGCGCTAACAATTCAACACCTTCTAGCTCGTTTTCGTCAGGTAAGCCCAAAACGAGCAATAAGGCAATTGACAAGGCTTTAAATAAGTATCGTGACGTTGTTAACAGTATAAAGAATACTTTTGGCAAAATCAAAGACGCAGTAAGTGCAATCGGTCAATCTTGGGTAAAGGTTTGGAAAAATGGCACAGGCGATAAAATCTTAACTAATATACGTCGATTACTAAAACACTGTATTGACGATATAGGCTTAATTGCGGAAGCTTTTACACAAGCGTGGAAAAAAGGCGGACTAGGCGACGAGGTTATTCAATCTATTATGGATAGGGTTAACAGCTTAATTCGTCTAATTGACGTTATAGCGCGCGATTTTGGCAAAATATGGAGCGACGGAACAGGCGTTAGAATTTGGACTAACATTTTAAAAATTATACGTAACTGTAATAACTCAGTTACGGCGCTAAGACAGCGTATAACAATTGCTTGGAACAAGAACCAATTAGGGCAGAAAATTTGGCGCGATATTCTCGGTATTGTTGAAGATATAACTGGTTGGGTAGCTGATATGTCGAAAATTCACCTTGATTGGCTTGAAAATCTTGACTTGTACCCGATTATGTCAGCGGTTGAAAAGTTGACAGGCGCATTTAGACGCTTATTAAAAGCGGTCGGCGAAAAGTTAAAAACAGCTTATAAAGACGTACTATTACCACTTGCGAAATGGACTATTGAAAAAGCGGTGCCAAAGCTAGTTGAAGCACTCGGAGACGCTTTAGATTTTGTTAGTCAGGTTATAAACGGTATGAGTGCCGGCGATATTAGTGCGATTGCGGGTGCGCTTGGTGCTGTTGGTACTTCTATCGTAGTTTTTAAAGCGGGTCGAACAATCGCAAGCGGAATTGATAAAGTTAGGGGCGCTATTAGTCTATTTTTTAATTTCATCAATAAAAATCCCGCTGTTGCTGTTTTTCTCGGCTTTGCGTCAGCTATTGGTGCTATTGTTACAGCTGTACGAACATATAATCAGCTGACTTGGAGCGCCTCAGAAGCGGGAAAATTCGCGAAAAAAATAGATGAACTTTCATCCAATTTGGAAAAAGCTAAAGATAATATAGAAACAACCTTGACGGAAACTATGGACAGTTTGGACAAGGTTTACACCGATAACGCTTTAATTGACGGGTACGAAAAAAAGCTTGATGAACTGTTAAAGAAAGCAACGTTAACACCTGAGGAAGCGGGACAACTTAACACTATTGTTAAGTACTTTAAAGACAACGTTCCGAATTTTGCAAAAGTGTGGAACAATTATGTCCAAGTGTCTAAAAACGGCACAATCAAACTTAAAGGTAATCAAAAAACTATTCGCCGTGAAATTCGCAAGACTATTGAACAGTATAAAAAGCTATCAGCACAAGAAGCTATTAGTGATTTAGCTACTAACACAAACAAATCGAAAATATCGGCAAAAACCGAACTAAACAAAGCCGAAAACGATTACGATAAATACATTCAAAAACTAAAAAAGCAAGACGAAAAAGTTAAAAGACTGAAAAATACATTAATATGGTATGAAAACAGTAAACCAAATTCATATGGTACAGATAGTGGGTACTTGACAACACAAACAGAGTATCAAGGAGCAGTAGCAACGCTTAACAGCTACACTAAACAACTATCAAAAGTTGAAAAACCTTACAAGAACGCGTTAGCTAGTTACACCAAACTTGAAACAAAAACAACTGAGCTTTCAAAAATGCAAGGTGTATTGAATGGTAACTATAAAGACGCGTCAGCAGTTTTACTTGCTTACAATCAAGGCTTAATTTCGCTTGATGATGTGCAAAAGAACACTAAAAAATCTTTAGGACAGCTAAAAAAAGAAGCTAAAAAATCGGGTGAAAATGTTTGTCTTGGCTTTGAAAAGGGAACAAATGAATACACAAAAAAGCTAGTAACGAACAAAAATGAATTAGCAACAAAATACATAAACCAAGCAAAGAAAACACTAGGCATACACTCACCGTCAAAGGTAATGCAAAAAATCGGACGTTACACCGCACAAGGCTTTTTAATTGGCGTTAATTCACAAAATAAGAGTGTATCAAAAACAATGCGCAGAATGTGGAACAGAATTAAAGCACCGTTTACAAGCGTTTCTGAGTGGTTCGGAAACATTTTCAAAGGTGCGTGGAATGCGATTAAAAAAGCTTTTACCGGTGTCGGTAAATGGTTTAAGAACTTATTTAACGGCATTATTAGCTTTATTAAGGCACCTATTAATTTTTTAATTGACGGTCTTAATACACTTATCAAAGGTGTTAATAAAATTAGTTTTGACGTTCCGAAATGGGTTCCCGCGATTGGCGGTAAAAAATTCGGTTTTGATATTCCACAAATACCGAAATTGGCAAAAGGCGGACTTGTTAAGGCTCCAACGCTCGCGGTTGTTGGTGATAACGTGGGCGCAAGCACAGGCAATCCTGAGGTGGTTGCACCGCTTAACAAATTGCAAAGTATTATTAATAACAATAATAGTACAGATACAGCGACACAAGCGGAAATTTTGGCGTACTTAAAACGGCTGTATGAATTGCTAATTGTCTTTAGGAATAACGGCGGTAATAGTTACGAATTCGTCGCAAAGCTGAACGGTAAACAACTATTTGAAGAAATGGTTAGACAAAATGAACTTGATAAAAAACGCCACAGCGGTAAATCGAGATTAATTTGAAAGGGGTGTTGATATGGCAAATTACAAAGGATATTTATTGAAATTCGGTGACAAGGTTTTTCCTAATGCTTACATATTAGAGTACTCCTCAACGCCAAATCAACGCCTTGAAAGCTCAGCTGATAGGGATAATACAGGTACTTTACAGCGTAAGACGTTAAACAGTACAAAGACAAGCATTAATTTATCAACTCACATTTTAAGCTTGAACGAAAAAATTAAAATGCAAAGCGTAATTAATGCCGGTATGGTTAATTCTGCACAACGTAAATGCAAGGTGACGTATTGGAACGACGAGGATAACACGTACAAAACGGGTTATTTTTATATTGCTGATGTCGAATATACAATAATGGACGTTGACAGCACAAGCAAAGATATTCAGTACAATCCAATTACGATTGAGTTAATCGAATATTAAGGCGGTGAATGTATATGTATATGTTTAGCAATGATACGGCGGAAGATTTGGCAATAAAACAAAAATTGCTTGATAATACTGTATCAATTGATTTATTAATTGAGTTCACCGACAGAAAAACCAAAACGCTAACAAGTAAAAATATTTTGCTTGATACGTTAGAATTAACGAACTCTATTTGTGATGATAGCACTCTAAAATTTGGCGGGTGCATATCGTCACAATTGAGCATTAGCGTATTTGGTGTTGACGACGAACTAAACAACCGCGAAATCAAGGTGTATATTTATCAAAAATATATTGATGAATTATACCCATCAAATACACTCTACCCAAAAACGGAAATTGTAGATTCACCCGCGTCAAATTTGTATCCGTACAAACTTGTACCGGTTCGCGCGTGTATCTTTGCCGGCATAATCGACAGCAGTAAACGACAACAGAACAGAAACGTTCGCGAAATTATTGCTTATGATAAGCTTTATCAAGTTAGCAAGATAAATGTTTATAATTGGTTTTACGGTGTGGCGTATCATTCGCCAAAAATCACAATTAAAAACTTAAAAGAAACGTTAGTAGATATATTAGAATCTAACGGAATAACACTTGATACGAGCATATACGATAGTGACGATAATTACACTTTAGATTTAAGTTATCAACTTGTTGAAGAAATTTGCGACAGAAAATTAACAGCGTTAGAACTGTTAGAAAGTTACTGCGAAATAACAGCACATTTTGCATACTGCACAGGAAACGGAACGATTAAAATACTAAGATTACCGCAAGCAGGTATGGAGTTAGTTCCTTACGAGGTTAAATACTACACAGATTTAACGTTTGAAGATTATACTGTTGCAAGTATTACAAATGCGCGTTTTCCTTACAACAAGAGCAAAACGCAAAATGTACAAATTAAAGATGTTTCTGCGACTAAAGAAGAAAAAAAGAATTATTACGATAGTGATAACAAATTGACGGCGTTTAACAAGACAGACACTATTATTTCAAATTTAATTAGGCCGAACGGCTCGTTGCTGAATGGTTGGCTTTTTTATGACTTTAGACCGTTTAATGCAAATTTATTCGGTCGGTGGTGGCTTGAACCGGGCGACACGATTTCACTTGACACAGGCGCAGACGATATTAAAAAAATTACAACAACTATATTTAGTAGAACTATAAATGGCACAGCGGGTTTATCCGTGACAGCTAGCACAACCAGTTCTGAACGACAAGGAGTTGAAGAAAAACAATGGGGTACGACTTAATTAATTGGCAAAACAGCCCGAACACATCAACGCCCATCAATGCAAACAATCTTAATCATATGGACGAGGGCATTAAGAACGCGACAGACGCTACAATGTTTGGTTATTCAGCTACTTTTACAGCTGACGGAATACTAAAATATTCAACTCGCGCGACAAGCTTCAACGCGGGAACTTTTACAAGCCAAAAGGATATTGTTACAGCTTTTATCTCAAATAGTGTTACTGCTGTACAAAGTGGCACTTTTGTGGGCTGTACAGCATTAAAAACTATTTATGTTGATAATAACCGCGCAAGCGGAGTTATCGAAACCGGCGCAACGGAAAGCACAACAAAGGTTGTGTATGCTGATGATGAAGAATTTATCAATGTTAATGAATTTTTGATGAATTCAATTTTGAACTTGAAAAGCAGTATTGAAAATGCAAGCGAAATTATTAGTTCGTTTTCAAAAAATAATTTTATTGAAAAAATCAATAATGAAAAAATTGGCTATTTTTCTTCAACAAATGAAGAAAATAAGGGTGAATTTCTTAAGGGTGTATATAAAATTACTACATCAACAAATAACACAGTTCGCGCAAAATGGGTTTTTGATAAAGACGTTTTGTCAGGTGATGAATTAGGTAACTATTATTTATGTTTTGATTATGTTGCGACTAACGATTTTAATGTGGGTGTTAAAATTGATGGAACTTACACAGATTTAGGGAAAGTTGGTGCAATAACTGACGGAAATAAACATACATTTGTAACTAAGTTGGATGTTGCTGAAACCTTAAATCTGTATGAAATTTATTTGCCTGATATTGCGAACGTTAGTGTTGCAATATCGAATATTTCTGTTATGAACGAATTTGATTTTTTGAAATCTTATAGTAATATAACAGAATTTTTAATAACTCACGATTTGAGTTATGTAACTCCAGAACAATTTGGGGCGGTCGGTAATGGTATCTATGACGATACGACTGCTTTACAAAGTGCTATCAATTTTTGTATTGAATCAGGGAAACAATTAATTTGTCAAAATGGTAAAACTTATTGTATTAGCGATACACTCGATTTATCAAATACAAATGTTTGCTTAATCAATTTTAATTGGGCAACTTTGAAAGCAATTAAGACAATTGATTATATGATTAAGTACGACGGCAAGAATAATATACGTAATGACGTAAAAACGTTACTTACAAATGTAATTCTTGATTGTAATAATAAAGCTGGCGGACTTAATTTAATTTATTCTTTTAAGTTTACGCTTGACAATTTCTTAATTAAAAATTGTCAAACTGTTGCCATTTGGGTGCAAAAAGGCGGTGCGTTTATATGTCAAAACGGTACAATCATTGGTAATTGCGCTTTGAATAGTAGAGGTATTTTCAACCAAACAAGCGACTGCCATTTTAATGAAATTGTTATTGTCGATATGCAAAAATGTATTTTTAACGGCGGAACAAATTTTTATAACAAGGTTCACGGTTGGCTTACTGGAAAAGTAACAAATTCAATCTTTTTTGAGCATTTTGCTGGCTTTGGTTCTTTAGCTCAATGTCAATGTGACACTTATGAAGTCGGTTATTTAATGCGCACAAGCTACGACTTATCACTCGTGGCGTGTACGTATTACAACAACTATCATTTATATGACAGTGAAACAACTCCGGTCGTGTTTAAATTTGGCACAGGCATACAACCGTATGCAAGACGCGTATGTTGTAACAATTGTAGTTTCAATTCGCCGAACCTCAAAGCTGTACTAAGCTCAGTTAGTGACGCCCAAATTAGTTTCAGCGGATACAATCATTTTATTAATATTGACGGTTATGATGCTATTAGTCAAATTAATCCAACTTTAAACGCAAAAGTTACAGCAGATTTTGACGGAGCGTTAAACAAGTTACAGTATCGTAATAATTTATGTTACTACGATTTTTGTTTACAGTTCACAAGTCAAATTAGCGCTAGCAATCTACTCGAAATCGCCTATATTCAGTCCCCTTATTTTCCTTTAATAAATCAAACTTTTGCTTGTACATTAAGCAAGACGCTTGCGGGTGCGGATTGTGTAACAGCGAAAATATATATTAGCACAGACGGCAAAGTTAAATTAAGAGTTCCAAGCGGAAACGTGTCGGACTATCAATTTTTGTTAGGACACGTTTATTTCGAGCCAAAAGCGATTGGAGAGTGATATAAAATGTCAAGTGATGTAATTACTGCACTTATCGGCTTAGTCGGCTCGGGTGTTGGCTCAATTATCGGCATTATCTGTAACACAAGGCTAACAACTTATAGAATAAAAGAACTTGAAAAAAAGGTTGATAAACACAACACAGTAGTCGAACGGACTTATAAAGTCGAAGAAAGACTATCCGTGATTGATGAAGAAATAAAAGTCGCTAATCACAGAATTAACGACTTAGAAGAAGAAAGGAAGTAATAAAATGAGGAATTGGACAAAATGGCTCAAAGTTGCGGGCGTTCGCGCGATTAAAACAGTGGCGCAGACTGCTGTAGCTATGGTCGGTGTTAGTGCTGTTATGAGCGAAGTTGATTGGCTTACAGTCGGTTCAGCGTCGCTATTAGCGGGTATCTTATCACTACTTACAAGCGTGGCGGGTTTGCCTGAGGAGGAAGAATAATGGCTGAATACGTCAAAAAACCCGTAATTGTTCAAGCGCACAAGGCGGAAAAAAGAACTGTTATACATACGCTTGAGGGCGATATGATAGCAGAAAAAGGCGATTATATTATTACAGGTGTGCAAGGTGAAAAATACCCTTGCAAGCCTGATATTTTCGCGAAAACTTATGAAAGGGTGGTAAAATAATGAGTAAAACACTAATGGTTGACGTCAGCAGATGGAACGGCGCTGTTAATTTCTCAGCGCTGAAAAATAAAGGCGTCAAAGGCATTGTTATTCAAGCCGGCTACGGAATGGTTACGAGCCAAAAAGACCCATTTTTTGAAGTCAACTACAAAAACGCAAAGGCTCACAAAATGCTTGTAGGCGCTTATTTGTATTCATACGCAATGAATGTCAAGGAAGCTAAAAAAGAAGCTAAGGTTTGCGCACAGTGGCTAAAAAACAAATCTTTTGAATTACCAATTTACATTGATATGGAAGAAGCAAAACAAGCTAAATTAGGTAAGACAACTTGCACCAAAATCGCAACGATTTTTTGCGATTACTTAAAAGCGAAAGGCTACAAAGTCGGTGTATATGCCAACGCGGATTGGTTTAGAAATTATCTTAATTACAATCAGCTTAAAGCAAAATACAGTATTTGGCTCGCTCAGTATGCAAGCCATAAGGATTTTGACTGCGATATTTGGCAATTTACAAGTAAACTAAATATTGGTGGTGAAGAATTCGACGGCAATTACTGTTACAAGGATTTTGCAACATCAGCAAAAAAAGCTGTAAAAACAAAATTAGAATGTCCGCTTTATAATAAGAAGTATATTGACAAAATCGGCAAAACTAGTTCCGTTATTGTCAAAATCCCAAAAGGCGTCACAATCGAATTTATTAAGGACGTCGGCGACGGTTGGAGCAAAGTCAAATACAAAGGTAAAACGGGCTATATGGTTAACACTCGAATTAATAAGTCCGGCTTATCAAAGTATCGAACAATCGTAGTCGGTAAAGGCTCAACATATAGACGAGTTATTAACAGTCGAATTGCTTACAAAAAGCAACTTGACAAAGACCGACGTTTTACAATTATTTGTTACATTGCAAACGGTAAATATAAAGGTTATTATTATATGTACCGCAATTCAAAATATTATTTAATTAAGTAATTTTTTGAAAAAATCATTCAAATTTTGAAATAAATCGTTCAAAAATCGAACGATTTTGAAAATTATTGAAAAGATTTCAAAAGAATTTAAACAATTTAAAAAAATCAGTAACTTTTTTAAAAAGCTAAAACAAAATTAAGATTTTTCGTGCAAAGTGAAACCCGTAGCAGTTTTTGACTGTTACGGGTTCTTTTTTTATTGACAAAAATATAAAAATGGCTTATATTGATAGTAGCTTATTGTTCTGCAAAGCTATTCTAAAATGAAAATTGCAACAAAAAAGTGGGAAACCTTTAAGGCTTCCCGCTTTTTTATTTACATATATTTTTTCCAAAAGTCATTGAACATTTTTGAAGCTTCTTCATAATCACTATTTATATAAGTTTCGTGATGAAATTCGCCAGTGTTGGAATCTTCTCCAATTTCAAATTCTTCAAGGGCTGATTTAGGAACCCATATTGTTTTTTTCTTCATTGTTCCGATATTTAACATTGCATAGATAGCTTTTTCTGTTTCTTTAATAACTGCGAAAACATCACACATTGTTATATTCTGCTGTAATTCTTCAGCAATCTTATTTGCAAACCATTGTTTTACTGTATAACTTTTTTTATTTTGAATTGTCATAATTTAATACCTCTTTTATTATTATTTAAGGTTCGTTTCCTTCACCTTACATATATTATTATACGTAATAACACGTAGTTTGTCAAGGCTTTTTTTAAAATTTTTACAACTTTTTTTTAAAAAATTATAAAAAAACAGCTAGCCTTTTTTTTGACTAGCTGTTTTTATTATAATTCAATTAAATCTTCAACGGTACAGTTCAAAGCTTTTGCAATTTGACAAACTGTAATTACTGACGCTTTATTCAAATCACTTCTTCCTTGCTCGTACTCCTGAATAGTTCTATAACTAACATTTGAAGCTTCTGCAAGTTCCGCTTGAGTTAGTCCGCGTTTTTTCCTTATTTCTGTAAGTTTCATTCTTGCACCTCGTCACTTAAATTAAAGATTACTTCATCAACTATTCAAAATCATCACAGCAACAGCAGTCGCACAACGCATTAGTGATTTCGTCCTCGTCTGTTGTGTCTAGGTCGTCGGGTAGGTCGTAAACCTCGCCGAATACTTCGTGTGTGGCTTTCTCGTACTTTGTTGAGTAACATTCATATTTGCTTTGTTCTTCCGCAAGCGCTTTCCTTGCTTCCTCATAGTCAAAGCCTGAATATGAAGTCCATTCATCTGTGAAGTCTGTGTGCTTTTCATTAGAGTACTTTCTTGTACCGATTACATAGTATTTCATTTTAATACCTCTTTTATTATTATTATAAGGTTCGTTTCCTTTACCTTACATATATTATTATACGCCTTTACCCGTAGTTTGTCAAGCGTTTTTCAAAAATTTTTTCAATTTTTTCAAAAAAACTCTTGGAATTTATTTAAAAATCAATATAATTTTAATTACATCAATTTGATAATAAAAGAGGTAATTAAAAATGGAAAATGCGGTTATTTACGCGCGATTTAGTTCGCATAATCAGCAAGAACAAAGTATTGACGGTCAATTAAGATATTGTAAAGATTACGCGGAACGCAACGCAATGAAGGTTATTAACGTGTATTCGGATAGGGCTATATCCGGAACGACTGACGAGCGCCCGCAGTTTCAACAAATGATACGTGACGCCAAAAATAAACAGTTTAAATATATACTTGTTTGGAAATTAGACAGATTTGCGCGTAATCGTTATGATAGCGCGGTTTATAAAAATCAGCTTAAAAAATGCGGAGTTAGGGTGTTATCCGTGACCGAATTTGTTGGGGAAGGCTCGGAAGGTGTCTTGTTGGAATCAATCTTAGAAGCAATGGCGGAAACATATAGTCTACAGCTGAGCGAGAATGTAAGACGAGGAATGCGCGAATCAGTTAGACACGGTTTGTCTTGCGGTGGTACCGCTCCGCTCGGGTATGACGTCGTTAATAAGCGTTACGTTATCAATGAGAAAGAAGCGGAAATTGTAAGATATGTTTATACTCAATACGCGTCCGGCAAAGGAAAAAAAGAGATTATAAACGATTTAAACGCAAAAGGTTGGCGAAACAAAAAAGGAACCAAATTTGCATTTAGCTCACTCGATAGGCTTCTAAAAAATCGAAAATATATCGGTGAATATAATTATCAAGATATTACGATTAAAGACGTTATTCCCGCGCTTGTTGACGTTGATTTATTCGACACGGTACAAAACATTTTGACGAAAAATAAGCGTCAAGGCGGTGCGCGCTCGTATAAGCGCGAATATCTATTGTCAACAAAATTATTTTGCGGATATTGCGGAGCTTCGATAACTGGCGAAACATCAACAGGACGTCACGGAGTAAAATTTGGCTACTATGTATGCAGAAACCAAAAATTTCACAAAAATAATTGCAATAAAAAAAGAGAAAGACAAGAAGAACTTGAAGAAATAATTGTGCGCAAAACGCTTGAAATGTATAGCGACAGAAAGTTTATTAAAGAAGTGGCACAGAAAGTTGTAGATTTGTACAATTGCGAATTTGGCGACAATCATTTAACTACACTAGAAGAAAATAAAAACAGCTTAGAAGCTAAATTCGACGAATTATCACACGCATTACTAAAGACAACTAATGAGCGTATGTTGGATAAGCTGAATAAAGAAATTGAACAAATCGACATTGAATTGAACGAACTCGAATTAGAGATAGCGCGTGAAAAATCAATATCGCAAGCTAAAATGAATGTGTCTGATGTTGTTGAATTTATCAAGAATGTTACGAACGGAAATATTAGAGATAAAGAGTTTCAAAAACAAATTATTGATACATTTATCAATGCTATATATGTATTTGATGATAAAATTATTATTTATTATAACGGCTCCAAAGAAGCTGAAAAAGTTAGTTATAATGATATGTTAAAAGACATAAGCGGTGCGACTACTACCGACACCGCTCAGCCAAAAAAGACCTAGGCAATAGCCTAGGTCTTTTTCTTTTGTAAAAATTTTTATTTTTTGAGATAAGTCCCATTTTTGGCATTGCACTAATTTTAATTTGATATTAGAATTGTGTTATAAGGTGAGTATTTTATAGAATATAAAACTAAATTGTATTTATTTACAACCATATGAAATTATTAAATCGTACGAGAAAAATCTAGATTAAAAGGTAGGTGATATTATGAAACTTAAATACATAGGTGAGAGCTTTGGTGTTGACTCACTTACTAATGGAAAAATTTATGACGCTACAGTTGAAGATAATGATTATTACAGAGTCATAGATGATAGTGGTAAAGATTATCTATATCCCAAAATTAATCCTGCACCACTTGACGGAAGTTCAGTAGGTGGCAGATGGGAGATTGTTGAGGAATAA